ACCTATGCTTCATGTAATAATACAATGTCCTCACCAGAGTTAACTGCTCGATATGAGTATATTGTAAAAGATTTAAATGAAGTGATTGGAGAAGTCGTTTTTCTGAAAGATGAAAATAGACTATTCAATAAAACTGAAAGGTATCAGTTATGGAAAAACCAAAATGGTAAATGTCCTGAAACAGGCGAATTGATTCCTGAATCTGAAATTAATAATGATTCGAAATGGGCTGCTGACCATATTGTACCTTTTAGTAAAGGTGGTAAAACAGTAATCGAGAATGGACAGTTGATTAATAAAACTGCCAATCTTAAAAAGAGTAACAAACTAGAGGTTGTTGCTTAATAAAACTAGAGGCGTCCTAGGCTTGACATTAGGACGCCTTTAGTATATAATGTATAACATGAACAAATGCGGAGTTAGTATAAAAGTAACACACTTGGTTTCCAACCAAGAGAAGATTGGGCAGTACAATCACTCCGCTCCAAAACAATTGAAAAAGGAAATATATAATGAACATAACTAGTGATACAGTTGCTATTCTGAAAAACTTTTCAGATATTAACCAGAACATTCTGGTGAAACCAGGCAACAAACTTCAAACTATTTCAACTTTAAAAAATATATTAGCTGAAGCTGATGTATCAGAAAAGTTTGAACAAGAGTTTGCTATCTACGATTTACCAGAATTTTTAAGGGCTGTTGACTTATTTGATAAGTCAGAAATTGCATTTAATGGTGGTCAAAACCTAACTATTAAAGATAGTAATAGTAAACAATCAATCAAATATTATTTTGCAGACAAATCGGTGGTAGTTTCACCGTCTAAAATGATTACCATGCCTGATAAGTATGTAACATTTTCTTTGAAGAAAGATGTCTTTGACAAATTAATGAAAGGTGTAACAACACTTAATCTACCAGACATTGCAGTAAAAGGTAATGGTAAAGAGATTAGTTTAGTTGCAACTGACAAGAAAACACCAGCATCAAATGATTATTCATTTGTTATCGGAGAAACAGATAAGACCTTTACGGCTTATTTTAAAACTGAGAACTTTAAAATGATTAGAGATGATTATGATGTTGCGATTTCTTCACAAAAAATCTCACACTTTATCAATCGAAACAAACCAATTCAATATTGGATTGCAATCGAACCTGATAGTGAGTTTTAATCATGCTGTTCAGTAAAACTGAATGGCACCAAGTATCTTCTGAATTTAAATACGATTGTCCAGATGAAGCTATTGTAGAAACTTTTGGTTCTGTTGAGAGATTTAAAGAAATCTTATCACACCAAGAACAAGAGTTTAATTCTAAAATAGAACCTCATGGTGAAAAACCTACAGATGAGGAAGATGATATGCTTTGGGACTTTCTATCTGAACTAGATTATGAAAGAGAAGATGATTGGTGGACAGATAGGAAAGGTGGCTATGATGTCACATATTCCTATATAGTTGATGAAAATAAATAATGAATAAAGTGAGAAATATATTATGTCAGAATACCTATGGGTCGAAAAGTATCGACCAAAGAAAATTAGTGAGTGTATATTAAGTGAAGATATTAAGAATACATTTGCTCAATTCCTAAAACAAAAAGAAATACCTAATCTGTTATTAGCTGGTACTGCTGGTACTGGTAAGACTACTGTTGCTCGTGCATTGTGTGAGGAACTTGGTGCAGATTACATCATCATAAACGGTTCAGATGAAGGCCGTCAGATTGATACATTAAGAAACAAGATTAAGAACTTTGCTTCTACTGTATCATTAACTGAACATTCAAATCATAAAGTGGTGATTATTGACGAGGCAGACTATATGAATGCCGAGTCCGTACAACCTGCTTTAAGAAACTTCATTGAAACATTTTACAAAAACTGTAGATTTATCTTTACTTGTAATTACAAGAATAAGATTTTACCTGCTTTGCATAGTAGATGTACCGTTATAGACTTTGCCATTAAAAATGGTCAAAAAGTAAAGACAGCACAGGCGTTATTACAAAGGCTGGGCAAAGTCCTTGATGAAGAAGGTATTGAATATGATAACAAAGTATTAGCTGAGTTAATTCAGAAATACTATCCAGACTTTAGACGGACTATCAATGAACTTCAAAGATATTCTGTAAGAGGTAAAGTTGATAGTGGTATTTTGTTTAGTTTATCTGAGGCAAATACAAAAGAACTGGTCAAAATCTTAAAAGAAAAAAGATTTAATGACATGCGTAAATGGGTTATTAATAATCTTGACAAAGAACCGTCATCATTATTCACTAGTGTTTACGAGTTAATGTATAAGTCTTTAGAATCTTCTTCTATTCCACAATCAATATTAATCATTGCTGGTTATCAGTACAAGTCTGCTTTTGTGGCAGACCAAGAGATTAATATGGTTGCGTGTTTGACGGAGATTATGGCTAACTGTAAATTTAAATAGAGGTCTATCATGTATGAACTGAAGGACTATCTTAAAGCTATTAATGAAACCAAAGAACCATTATTAGATACAGAGGACACGGTGTGGGAGAAAAAGTATCCTACATTTATTATTAACAAATGTTTATCTATGTTCTATGATACAATTATGCATAGTAACGAGATGAACGGACTACACTTTCTACCAAAACGGATGCAATTCCACTATTTTATAAATAGTATTCGAAAGAAGAAGCGATTTGGTGGGAAGTGGCTTTCACAAAATAAAGTCAAAGACCTTGAAGTAATTAAAGAGTATTATGGTTATAGTAATCAAAAGGCAAAAGAAGCTCTAAACCTACTTTCAGATGACCAAATTGAAATTATAAAAATTGGCCTGAAAAAAGGTGGGAGAAAAAAATGAGTGAAGTTACTATAAATTGGTCGCCTAGTGATATGTTAGAGGTCACTATCAAGCAACCAGACGATTTTCTAAAAGTCAGAGAGACCTTAACTAGAATTGGTGTTGCAAGTCGTAAAGACAAAACACTATTTCAAAGTTGTCATATCTTACACAAACAAGGTAAATATTACATTACACACTTTAAAGAGTTGTTTGCCTTAGACGGTAAGAACTCTACCTTGACAGAGAATGATATTCAAAGAAGAAATACAATAACATTATTACTACAAGACTGGAATTTAATAGAGGTAGTTAATACTTCTTTAGTTGAAAACAAAGCACCATTGAGTCAAATCAAAGTATTACCATTTAAAGAGAAGAATGAATGGAATATGGTCGCTAAATATAATATAGGAAAGAAACCAGAAGATAGTAAAAATGCAGGTACAACCGTTTAAAAACTACTTAGAAGAAGCTACAGGCGATAAAAAGTTTTTGCGTTTGCTTATCATTACAGATGAGCCAGATAATGCAAAAGAATTTCATACTGCCGATAGACTACAAGAAGAATGTAAGAAGTTAAACTATCCGTTTTACCTCTTCAAACTTACTGGTGGTTACACCACTATGGAAAATGGTGTTCGTAAGTTTCATAACAAAGACGATAAAAAAGGTTTTGAAGTAGGTGCCATGACAGTTGCTATTGTTCGTGGTAGTATTACTAGAAAAGATAGTTGGTTAGACCTTGTGTCTATACTAGAAAGAGCAAATGCAACTCTAGTAAATCCAAGAACTACAATTAATATTTGTGCAGACAAATATAGAACGGCACTAAGACTTGCAGACTACGGTTTAACACAACCTATGACCAAGTTGATTAGTGACCCCGAAAAATCTAATGAACAAGTAGAAGAATCAGGCATTAAGTTTCCTTTAATTATGAAAACACTTAGAGGTAGTAAAGGTGTTGGTGTATTATTTGTTGACAGTCCAAAAGGTTTAGATAGTATCGTACAGTTAATTCATAAACAAGATGAAGACGCTGACCTACTGATACAAGAATATATTAAAACTGAGTATGATGTCAGAGTGCATGTATTAGGTGGTAAAGTATTGGCCTCTATGGCAAGACCAGTTATCGAAGGAGATTTCAGGTCAAATGTTTCACAAGGTTCAGTACCTAAAAAGATTTCATTAACAGAATTAGAAATAGAAGAATGTTTGAAGGCTGCTAAGGCAGTCGGCGGTTATTGGACTGCTGTTGACTTTATACCTAGTAAGAATAGAGATACTAAACCACCATATTTTCTTGAAGTAAACTCTTCGCCTGGTACAGAGGGTATTGA